AAGCTGCAGGAGTCCCCGCAACTGTGGATCGTGGAGGCTTGGAGGTTGTCGAGCTTGGCTTCTGCCTCTGTGCGAGAACGCTCCCGCTGATCGACGGCTTCGTTGGCGAAGTCTAACGCGACCTGCAGTTCCTCGACCTTGCGCTGCAAGTCGTTGATCTCCTCTCTGTCGAGGCATTTGTCCGAACTGCGAAATACTTGGTCTGGTTTGTCTGCGTAGCCGTAGCTCCCGCAGGTAAACCAAATACGCGCTGTGGTTCCGTCCAGTTTTGGTGATTCTTGCGGTGAACCGCATTTTGGGCAGGTGTTCATCAGTATCTCCTTTGCAGGGTCTTGGTTGTTTGCGTGGTGATCGTCTTCTTTGAAGGTCGGGTAAAACGCCACGCAAAGCGCATCAGTAGCTGCCTCCTCCGCGGCTGCGCAGGATGTCGCCCTCGACGTTGATGGCGTCGGAGAGGCAAACGTAACGAAGCAAATCTACAAAATCCTTTGTCGCCCCTTTTTTTCCGTCTGCCGCGGTGTAGGTCTGCAGGCAGTAAATGAGGTTCTTGCAGTTCTCGCTGATGTAGAGCTTCGGCTGATTGCGGGAGTCCACCGGTTTTTCCGGGTTGTAGCTAAGGGCATCATTGATCATGCTCACGCCTTCATCAATGGAATCGCCCGGAGTTGCCGTGAAGAGCATGCCGAGGTCGGCCATCTCGTCGATGAGGGTCGTTGGGGATTCCTTGCCGAGCGTGCGAGCGTTGCCGTAGCGCGAATCCATCCATCTCTCAAAGACTTCCTCGCCGCCTTCGACGCGGAGGATTTCGTCTTTGTAGCGTTCCAAGCCGAAGCCGAAGTCTTGCTGCGCGGGTCCGGGCTTGCCGTCGAGCTTCTTGCCATCGGGCAGCGCCCACTCGCCGGCATAACCAATGCCTTCGATGTAGGAAGTTTGGTCTGGCCACTCGCGGTAGACCACAATGCGGCCGGACGTATCGTGAACCGTCCAAATCATCGCCCAGTTTTTGCCGCTCGCCGGATCGACCCAATGGTAGCGGGTGCCGTTCGGGACATCCGATGCGCGGATGACGTGGACCTTGGGATTGAACAGGGGGAAGCGGCCGCTAATGGCTTTGGTCGGCACGCCGTAAGCGCGGCAGAGGATTTTTTCTTTGGTCTCGCTTTGCAGCTCCTTTTTCATGCGTGACCAGCCAGCCCAGGGATTTGACTGCGTGTGGAAATAGAGGATCGGGCGGCCCTTGAGATTTAGCTGCTCAATGGGGACTTTGTCGTAGCCGGAGACTTCGCCGCGGTCGTTCTTGAGCGGGAGCAGCTCGGCATCGGTGTCAGTGATGGTCTTGGCGCCGCTTAGGTAGTCGGCAACCGTGGGACTCCAGCCTTCAACCGGCGTGAAGGTGACGGCGAGCTTGCCGTTGCGATCTACGAGGCGGAAACGGAGGGTTTCGAGGACATCAAGCGGGACCAGCTCGTCCGCCCAGGCAAAATCGATCTCGCCGCCCTCGAGGGTAGACGGATCTTGCGCATAATTTCGGAAGATGCAGATTGATTGGTTGGGCGCAACGAATTTGGCCTCGGTGAATCCGCCCTTAACGCTGTAGGTGATGTTGGTGACCTGTCCCTTGCGCGCGTTGCGCCATTCCGGCGGCATATATTTCCATACGCGGGGCTGCATTAGCTCAATGCTGTTTGGCGCGGTGGTCTGGAACAGCCACGCAACGGCTCCCGGCTTAGAATACATGATTTTGATAGCTTCCTTGGCCGCCCACTCCGTCTTTCCTGAGCGGTTGCCTCCAAGCACCAAGATCTCGCGGTGCTTTTCCAGCAATTCGGACGCGCGCTTCCACACCGGCGGGATGTAGCCATAGCGAAACGGGTCTGATGCCTCTCGGGCGATCAGCTCTTCGCGTGTCTTGAGATATTTCCAGCCTTCGTCCGGTCCCAGTTTCTCGAGCAAGTCGAGATCGACCTGCATAACAGGGTGCGGCGACGGCTTAAACCGTGTCTGATGTTCGTTCATCCGTCATAGCACCCACACGGCACATGGTGCGGGTCGTGTTTGTCCAGCCAGTCGAAAAGTTTGAGCTGATCGTCGTCTGCTTTGACGATCTCCGTCCACTTGGTGCCAAACGCCAGTCCTTCCTTCGGCCCCTTGACCTTGACGTTCTCCTCCAGCGCGACCGCCCGCTGGTAGTATTCCGGCGCTTGGTCGCGCAGGCGCAGGATCTCGCGCAACTTCATGGCGGGGCAAAAGAAGCAAGAGGACTTACCTGCTTGTGGCAGGCCGTGGCGGGCAATGGCTTCGACACACTGTTGCCTCTTCCACTGCCACTCAATCAGCGGATACCAGTAATTCTCAATGCGGCCCTTGCCTAATTCCTTGGTTGTAATTGCGCCGCCTCGGTGTCCTTCGGCAAAATCGTAGCCGATAGCTTTGGTCACGGTCTTGACGCCCTGCTCGTCCATCCACTTGCGCACCCGCCTGTTTTGCGGCTCAACCTTGTATTTCATTGAGCAGGCTTTGAATCCGTAGGCCAGCGAAGGCAGGGTTTCATTGCGGATGCAATCGCCTTCTAGTGACGTTTGCTCTCCCTTGTAAGTCTTGAAGACTGTCTCAATCGGCAGGCCAAACCACTCTTGGCACTTGTCCGACATAACGCGCAGATGCTCGTAGGTGTGCGGAAGTTCGCCGCCGGTATCGGCAAACAGGATCAGCGCAGGGCGGATGCCGCGCTCGCGGAAGCCGCAGAGCATGGCGGTGCTGTTGGTGCCGCCTCCGTAAGCTACGACTAAAGGGTGTTCTGGCATGAATGTAAATGGGCGCCGGCTGGTTGGCGCGCGGCCCCTCCCAGAGCCGATGTTGTTTATGCCGAGCCGGCGCCCAAAATGTCCAAAGTCGGATTCTCCGCGGCAGCGAGTTGGTCGATGCGCGCGGTCAGCCACCGGCCGCCATTCTCGCGGCAGACGGTGACGTAATCGTTTTCGAGGCCGCCCTGCGCGACAACGTAGAGCACGCGGCAGGTGCCGATGCCGTCTACCTCGACGCGGAAGTTTTGGGGCGGCCAAGAGATCATGGAAAGTATGTGCAGGCGCCCCAGTCGTCTTGCTCGCTGGAGCTGGGCATCCCGGAGATGGTCCGCGGCGTCACACCACATGAACGCCGGCAAGAACCCGCTTGTGCCTGCAACTTGAAAGTCATTTGGATTTGCGCTTGCGCATCTCGGCGCAGAGGGCATCGGCCTTGCGCTTGGCCGCCTCAGCGACAAGTTTGGTGCGCTTGGACTTGAGAAGGACGATGGTCTTGTCGATCTCTTCAATTTCCGGTGTCATAATATCGTATTTACTCATAAATCGTGATCCGCCACAGGCCGGCCTGAGCGATGGCGTAACCGAGCCAGATGATGGCGTGCCAGAACTTGTGCTGGAGCAGACCGAGGTCGATGGCAACGGTCAGGTAAATAAAACCGACCAAGGCGATGAGGACGCTGGAAGTCATTTGGCGTTTTCTGCGGCCTGCTCTAGATGATCGCACGCCGCATCAATCATTTCGCCGACTTTGCGAACGTCCGGCTGCTCGAGGTCTTCATCGCCGCGGCGCCAGCGGTTGAAGGCGCGGAGGAAGGTGATGATTTCCGCCGTGGAGGTCATCGGCGCGCTTTGGCAGTCTTGGCAGACGCGCGGAAGGCTTTGGCGGTGGGTGCGCCGGCGGAGCCGGGCTTGCGCATCTTCTCACCGCTTCCGGCGGCGATGCGGGCTTTTTTAGCGTGGATGTTTGCGTATAGTCCTTTTTTCATGGTTTGTTTTTTCTGATGGCTTCTCGGAAAAGGTATTGGATCAAGTAAGCGCCGGTTTCCTCGTCGCTGCTGGTGATGTGCTTTAGGAAATCCTGCACAACGTGATACAGCTCATGGACGAGCGAGCCGGTGTCGCTGGCGTCTTCGATCCAGACGACCGCTTGGCTGCCCAAGCACATCGCCCAGGCGGCGTCTGAGTCGTCGGGCTGGTTGTCTGGGTCTTTGGGGTCGAGCTGGAGAATGTTCGCACACCGCCGGATCGCCGATGACTGCGGGGTTCCGCAATAGAACTCCACGACCAGACCAAAGGTCTGCTCTCGGACGACGAACCGGCGGGTGCGTTTCATTTAGGCGGCTTTCTTGAGACGCAGGTTCGCGTAGTGGAGCGCGAGGCGTGCCTTGAAGTTTTCCCACAGCGGTTCTGCGGAGAAGATCCAGGACACCTCAAAGTCATCCGGCGACTCCTTGCCGATGCGCACGATCCCGCGGCGCTGGACTTTCATGTCCGGGCGGTTCTCGTTCCAGAGTTGCTCGTAGCCGGCCAACTGGATCTTGTGCGCGCCGACAATGGCCTTGGACGTTTTCCAGTCAAGCAGCACAATCTTGCCGTCACGGTCGCGGGACGGCGCATCGATGGTGCCGCCGAAAAGGAACTGCTCGGAGACGAGCTGCACTTCGGGTTCGATGACGGTGAAGCCTTCGTCGTCCCACCAGCGCTTGAAGTTGTTGAACGCGATGGTGGCTTTCTCAACATCCGCGGGGCTGAACTCGGAGAGGTCGGCAACGTGACCGTGCAGGAAGCACTCAATGAGGAAGTGCGCGATGGTGCCGATGTCGGCGGCTTTGTCGCGGACCTTGCGGTAATCCTGACCCTCCATGCCGAGCTTCCACGCCCAGTGGATGAGGCCGCTTGAGTCCTCGCCGATCTTGGCGATGGTGCTGGCGCCGGGAACGTCGGTGCCGTCTTTCAGCGGATACTTCTGGTGCGCGCGGGTCTTTTCGAGGCGTACGATTTTGCGCCCGTCTTCGGTGAAGCGCTCCGGCTCCGCGGGCTTGGCGGCTTTCGCCGCCCTGCCCTTGGTGCTGGGTTTGCGTGTGGTGTTTTTGGCTGGCATGGGAGTTACCAGCTAATCTCTTCGTCGTCCGTTCCGGTCTTGCGAGCGGCGGGCTTGGCCTCGCTCACGTCGAAGCCGTAGGACACGGCATTGCCACCGTCGCCCCAGGTAACGAGGTCATGCACCATGACGGCTTTGGGCTGCAGCGTGATTCCGGCGCCCAAAGTTGCCGTGTACCAGCAGTAGGGAACGACCGCGACTTGGATCTTGCTGCCGCCGCCGACATTATCGGTGATGATGTCGCCGGATGCGTTGAAGAGCTTCGGCGCGCGGCTGTAGGTCTCGCCGTCTTTGCTTTTGCCCATGGCTTTGACTTTGAGTTTGAGCTGGATCAAGTTGTCGTTTTCTTCCCAAGGCGCGGCGTGCATCTTGAGTTTGTCTTTCTTCAGCTCGGCCTTTTTTTCAGCGACAAACTCGGCGAGGAGTGCTTCGGCCTGTTTGAGGAACGGTTCGGCTTCCTCGGCGGTCAGCTCGAGGTTCACTTTGTAGACTCCCACGTCGTCGAACTTGGTGTCGGGACGGTTGAGGTGAGGATAGCGGGCGATGCCCACGGGTGTGGTTAGGGTTTTATTTGGCATGGTTATGTGGTTGTTTGTGGTTGTGTTTTTGGTTGGATAGGAAAGTCGGAGTGACGCAGAAGCTCGCAGAAGTCCTCCATGGTCAGCGTGACCAGCATGCGGCAGTGGTCTTTGCGGTGAATGACGGCGCAGTTTTTGCGGCCACAGTCGCGGTAGGCTTGTGCGATGGCGGCGTCCAAGTCGAAGCGGGCGCGGCCGTGCCGCTTGCACTCAAAGTGCCAATCCGGCAAGCAGGGCACGATCACGTCAGGCGCGGAAACTCCCCATTGTCCCTGGCTGACCTGCGCGCCCCGCTTTGCCGGAAAACCTTCGGCGGTCAACGCCTTTGCAACTTCGCGCTCGAAGCATGCGCCTTTCTGGCGGGAGTTGATCATTCGTTGATGACCTCCATGAGTTTGTGCGGCACCGGAAACAGATCGGCCGCCTTCTCTTCGCCCCACGGCACGTCCGGCTCGTCGGTGAATCGGTCGCTAACGGTGTCGAAGCGGGTATACGGCGGATGCCACATAAGCGGGATGACTCCGGTGCGGCCGGCGCGGTGCTTGGCTACGGTCCACTCGGCTTCGTGGCTGTCCTGCGGGTTGCTTTCGGTCTCGTAGTAGCTCTTGCGGTAAAGCAGCGTGACGATGTCGGCGTCCGCCTCGATTTGCCCAGAGTCGCGGAGGTCGGCCATCTTGGGGCGGTTGTCGCCGCGCTCTTCGGCTTTGCGGTTCAACTGGGCGGCAGCGAGCACCGGAACTTTCAGCTCCATGGCCATGCTCTTGAGGCCGCGGGAGACGAAGCCGACCTCATTCTCGCGTGACTGCGCGTTCTTCGCGGAGAGAAGCTGCAGGTAGTCAACGAGGACGACTTTCACGCCGTGCTTTTTGACGGCGCGGCGCGCACGCGCGCGGACATCCATGATGGAAAGACCGCCCTGGTCATCGATAAAGAGCGGCTGGCCGGCGAGGCGCATGTGCTCATGCTCAAGGCGGCGCATCTCGTCGTGCTCAATGTCGCCGAGCTTCAAGCGGGTGCTGTCGAAGGATGCACGGGCGCAGATGATGCGCTGGATCAATTCCAACTTGAGCATCTCAAGGCTGAAGAGCAGCACCGGAATGCCGCGGGCAACAAGGCGGTCGGCGATATTGACGAGCAGGGCGCTCTTGCCCATGGCGGGACGCGCGGCGACCAAAACGAATTGACCTTCGCGCAGTCCGCCGGTCCAGAGGTCGAAGGTCTTGTAGCCGGTGACAACGCCGCGGGGCTTGCCGCGCTCGGCCACGCTGCGGTGCAACTCGGCGAGGGCGCCGTGCATCATGGCGCTGGCGGGCTGGATGGTGTCGGACTTACCGGCAAGATCAATGTCGAGAACCGCAGTTCCGGCGGTGGCGAGCGCCTCGTCCGCATCTTGGGTCACGTCCATGGCGGCGGCTTTCATGCGGTCGGCTGCGGTGATGATCTTCCGGCGGGCCGCGTAGTCGCGCAGGATGCCGAGCTGGTAGTCGATGTTGCGGGTGAGCGCTTGGCCGATCATCTCGGTGACGGCGCCGGGACCGCCGACTTTGACCAGCTCCTTGCGCGCTTCGAGTAGACGGGTGACCTGGATGAGGTCCGGCGTGCCGCCATCAACGACAATCTCGCTGATGGCGCTGAAGACAGTCTTGTGGTCGGGACGGAAAAAGTATTCGTCGGTCAGCTCGGGAATCTCGCCGAGGAGATCGCCGTGGTTCATCAGCGCGCCGAGGACGTAGGCTTCGGTCTTGGGGTCGTGTGGTGTGATCATATTAGGCGTGGCCTCCATCGTTGTCGTCGTTACTGACGATCATCAGCAGGATCAGCATGAAGGCGACGAGCATCACTTGGGTCGCTATGACAAAGACGCTGCTCATTTTCTTTGGCCCTCCGGCGAAGCGCTGCGCGTCGTGTGAGCCAACGGTCGCAGGCTGCATCGACGAGACGAAAAGATTCCAATAGCCATGGCGTGATGTGGTGTTCGGGCGGTGGTGGTTCAGTTGCCATGACGTGGGACTGCTTTCTGTCGTGGCGTGATCTGTAGGCAAATGTTGGCAAATGTTGGCATGGGAATCAAGGGTTTTTTGGGAGGATGGGCCATTTTTTTAGGTGGCCGAAATCGCGGGGCTCGCTGACGGAGGCGACCTGACCGCAGATACCGCAAGTGTCTTCGTGCCAGGTGGAGATATGGCCGGCGGGCATGCCGCGGCCGTGGGCTTCGCCGCAGGGACGGCAGATCCAATCGGGGTAGGGCGGCGCGAAGATGCGCTCGTAGTTGGCCCGGTAGCGGTCGCCGTCGACCGGCCGCGGGCTATCGCCTTTGCCGGCGCTCATAGCTCGTAGCCCTCCGGTGAGGCGAACTCGTCCTGCGAGAACATGGGCTTGCCGCTTTCTTCGAGGAGCGGGAAGTGGCGCAGGCAGGCGGACGCGCGCCCGCGCAACTCCTTGACCGTCCGGGGCCGCGTCGAGGGATGCAGCAGGTCGGCCAAGAACTGGCGGGTGCGGCGCAGTGCCCTGTATTGCTCGTAGCGGAGGCTCATCGGATGCCAGCGGCCTCCTCGATGGCGTCGTGGGCCTCGGAGGCAATTTCGTTGGATGGCTTGACGCAGCGCTTCAAGACGCGGATGAGGCGATTATTTGAGCGGATCAGCTCACGGACTTGCTTTTCCAGCGCGAGTTCGTTGTAGGCTCCGAAGTTGCTGCCGAAGCCGACTGAGCCGACAACCACGTTGGGGGTCATGGCGCTCATTAGGCGGCCCTCCGTTGGCCGATGGCGGGGCGTCCGAAGAGCCACTCGCTGCGGCGGAAGTTGGCGCCGGCGATCAAGCCGCGCTTGGCCAAGAAGCGGTCGCAGGCTTTCTGCATGAGCAGGTGGTTGATCTGCGGGAGGCCCGGCACGCCGCGCTCCACCTCGGTGACGCATCCGTTCTTGAACTTCATTTGCGGACCTCCTCAAGTTCGGTGGCGAGCTGGCGGACGAGGGCGCGCAGAGCCATGATGGTGGCGATGGACTCGTCGGCGATCTGCTCAACGTATTCGACGTTGATGTTGGTGGTTTTCGGCTTGACGGCAGCCGCCTTCTTGGTGGTTTTCTTTGCGGGTTTCATAAAAGTATTCATCAAGTATTAGGCAGGGGGTCGGACATTGGTTGGGTAACCCCAAAAGATTCTTGGGAATTGGCGATTGCGAGTTGGTCGAATAGTTCCCAGTTGTTGGGTTGGCGGTCGGCAGGACCGGTGCGCGCGTACCTTGAGTTTTTCCTTAAATCCGGCGGGACATATGATATTGCCCCCATGTCGCCAAACTCTGACCTGCCGTACACAAGCCACTCGTCTCGGTCCCACATATAGAAAACCAAGATGTCATATTCTGTGGCGCCATAGGTCCTGTTGCGGCAATTGTTTTC